GATCCCGCCGCACCCGTTGGCCCGGTACTGCCTACGCCAGCCGCGCCGGCAGGACCAGTGACGCCGACGCCTGCGGACCCCGTGGGCCCGGTGCTACCGACGCCAGCCGCACCAGTGGGGCCAGTCACGCCAGCTGCTGAAAAAAATCCCGCAAGCGTCGTCAGTGTGACGCGCTTCGTCGCCCCGTCCGAGACGATCGGCACCACGTCCGGTCCCGTGACGGCGGTGTCGAGCGGCAGCTGCGTGATACGTCGGAGGGCCATGGTGATGCGTTAGGTGTAGGCCACCGTCGGTGGCGTGAAGTTGCCGGTGAAGATCGCCTTGCCCTTGACGATGCGAAACTCATCGATGTAGCCGGCGAAATGTGCGGCACCCGCCCCGTTTTCAACAAGTTTGCCAACGGCCGTAATGTCTGCCGACGGAATGTTTAGGTCAGCGTTTGTGACAGAAGGTGTATCCTCGACCCCATCAACAAACAGACGCAGACTGCCATTGCTGCGAGTCACTGCGACGTGAACCCACTGATCAGTCGGAACCTCCGCGCCAACGCACTGGAGCGTCCACTGGTTTTGCCCGGCATTTTCAGCGAGAAACGATAGAGTTTCGTCGCCAGCAACATAAAACAGCCATTTTGCAAACGGCGTCGGGGTCGGCGCTAGGTCGTAGGCAGAGGCAATCGGCCGCGTACCAGAAGACTCAGAATCCACAAACACCCACGCCTCAATTGTGAAGTCGCCACTGCCGAGTTCGATTGGTGCAGTCGTGGACACATAATCGCCGTCGCCATCAAGGGCGAGGCTCGCGCCGCCAAACTTGCTTTCGGCCGTGCTGATCACGGCATTGCCCGATGCCGTCAGCGACAAGCTGTCTGGCGAAGAGTCAGTGATCGACGTGGAATTATTGCTGCCGTCGAAATGCAGCAACAGCGCATGGCTGGTTACAAATCGGGAAAACATTCCAGCCTTGCACCTCATGACAAGTCTCCGACGACGAGCCATGTGTCGCCCTGGTACAAAATTGCAGTGCCGGCTGAATACTTGGCCCGCAGTGACGCACCAGGAGTCGCATTGACCGTTACGCCTGTCGCTCCGGTGACCGAGACGGCCGCGTCGCCCAGCCTGGCAATGTCAACATGCGTGCCAGTCGGGAACGCCACGGAGGCTGCGGCCGGTATCACAACTTGCAGCGTGCCAGTGGTGTCGTTGAGCGTGACGAGCTTGCCGGCGTCCGACAGAGCCAGCGTGTAGCCGGTCGTCTGGGCGTTGATTGCCTGGGCGTCAGCAAACCCTCCAACGCTGCCCGTAGGACCGGTCACGGTAGAGGCAGGGCCCGTGGGGCCGCCCGATGGGCCTGTTGGCCCTGTGACGGTTGACTCTGCGCCAGTCGGGCCCGTCAAAGAGGCACCCGTTGGACCCGTCACTGTAGACGCAGCGCCCGTCGGTCCAGTTACGGATGACCCTGTTGGCCCAGTCGATGCAGCCCCGGTGGGTCCAGTAACGGTCGAGGCCGGGCCCGTAGGGCCAGTGACCGAGGCACCAGTTGGCCCGGTCACCGTCGATGCTGAGCCAGTGCTTCCCGTAGGTCCGGTTGGCCCGGTTACGGAAGGGCCAGTTGGGCCGGTGACGGAGGTGCCCGTTGGACCCGTCACTGTGGACGCAGACCCGGTTGGCCCGGTCACGGTGGACGCAGCCCCGGTGGGCCCAGTCACGGTGGATGCGGGGCCGGTGCTGCCCGTGGGCCCATTGCTCAAATCCACCGGCCCGCTCGGCCAGCCGGAAAGTTCCTTCGGCCCATAGAGGTATCGGCCCGTCTTGTCGATGAACACGTCACCGACATTGCCCAGCGAGCCCGTGGGGGCTCCGCTGCCGGCCAGCACTGGCGAACCGCCCGTCGGTAGCGAGAAGAATGGCATGGCTAGGCGATCAGCAGGTCGCCGTCCTCGGTGGTGATGTACGTCACGCCGCTGTCGCTTTGGACGGTGTGAATCCGGGCCGTGCGCCGAAACGCATCGCCGTACCGCCAGAGCGGCATACCGCGAGGCGTGCTGACGTCATAGGTGATAGCGATGCCGTCAATCGTCTCGACCACCTTGTCGCCACGTTGCGGCTCGCCAAACGGCAGATCCGCTACGTCGATGATGAAGTCCCGACTCTCAAACTGCTCGAGCACGCCGTTTTGGTCGGCTGCCTGGAACGAGCTCATGCCGACCGTGGCCGACACTTCAATGGCAGAGCTGCCACGGACAAAGATCACCGGCCGGGAGGCGACAGCCTTGAGCTGCCCCGCCAGCCACGACGCACCGTCTGCCAGGATGTCGGGCACGGGTTACCTCCACGGCCCCGCCCACAACGCCCCCGCGACGCGCAGGAAGCGATGGCGCGTCAGCGGGGGGTTGCGGAGGGAGCGAGCCTGGACAGCGATCAGCGGTCGAGCAGCACGAGCACGGAGGTGTCGGCAGCCGCCCGAGCCTTGGCGAGATAGCCGGCCGCGGTGCCGGTCGAGGCATGCGCCACGCCCGAGGTCGCGTACCAGCTGATCGCCGAGCCCTGGGCACCGGTCGCACCGGTCGCACACGGCATCTCGACGATGCCCTCGATCGACACGACGCCGGTCTTGCCGGCGGCGATCGGCCGAGGAGCAACGCCCACGATCGAGCCCATGACCACCACGTCGCCAGCAGCCACGGCCGAGGCCGGCGTGTGGTCGAGGTAGTCACCTTGAGAAACGGTCGAAGCCATGTCAGAAACCTTTCGATCAGGAGTTGGTTGGGAGGAATCCGGCGGGCGGGCACGACTCCCGCCCGCCGGTCACGATGTCATCAGGCTCACGCCGCCGAGTCGCACTTCACGCCGGCGAGGTACTCCGCCTTCGCACAGCCGAAGTCGAAATAGCCACGCATCTGCACGCCGAGCGTGTTGAAGTCGGCCTCGGCCGTCTCCACCACCGGGCTCTGCTGCCCGTTGAGGAACGCCACCTCCATGACCGGCAGGTCCGCCGGGGAGGCAAGCAGGTAGTAGTCGGTCGTGTTGGTGAGGTACACCGAGGACACGACGTCGTACCGACCGGCCATCACGTTCCGCTCCGGCACGCCGCCGGCAGCCGCCGTGGCGCTGTGGAGCAGCGTGCTGCCCATGATCTCGGCGGCCGTCAGCTCGAGGTCCGGCGGCACGAGCAGGATCCGGGGCTCGACCGCGACGGGGTTGCCGTCGGGATCCTTGAGCTTCCGGTAGCTCGTGGCCAGGGCCTTGAGGTTGGCCACGCTCAGGGCGTGCGAACCAGCCCGCAGGTTGTTCCGGCCGCTCGTGAAGAACGAACCGTCGTCCACGAACTCGGCCCAGAACACGTCGTTGAGCTTCAGGGCACCGCCGCGGCCGATCCGCTGCGGAACCGCCGTGAGCGCCCCGAGGTCGTCGTTGATCAGGTCCGTACGGGTGACCGAGGTCATGATCCCGTAGGTGGAAGCACTGATCTCACGCTTCTCGTCGTTCGCGGCGGCGTTCTTGAGCTCGCCACCGTTGGACACGGCGTCGAACTTGAACGACCCGTTGAGCCGGTAGCTCGTGACGGTCTTGAAGTCGTTCACGCTCCGCACGGCCGAGATCCGCCGCCAGGCCGACTCGACCGAGTCGAAGCCCGCCAGGAGGAACTTGTTGACCGTGCTCGACAGGATGTCGGCGATCGAGTGAGTCGCCCACGCCGCGGCCAGGATCGGCCGGAGGGTGGAAGACGTCACACGCCGGGGCCCGTCGTAGCCGTTCGCAGCCGCCGCCTGAAGCAGCACCTCGCTGATCGAGATCTCGCGGCGGGCCTTGTGGGCCGCCTCGAGCACCTCGGGCCGGTACTTCTTCTCGACGCCGGGCAGGCCACCCTGCAGAGCGAACGACGCCTCGATCACCTCGGACGACGGTGCCGAGTCCTTGACGACGTGGACCGCCGGGGCGGCGGGACGCTCGTCACGGGCGGCGATCAGCTTTTCCATGTTCTCGACTTTCTTCGTGAAGGCGTCGATCTTCGCCGACAGCTCGTCGCTGGCGGTGATCTCCACCGTGCTCTTGATCTCCACGGCGTCCTTCGCCGTGGCTTCCACGACCGGGGCCTGAGCCTCGTCCGCGGGCGTCTTGTTGGCGTCAGCCGCCATGGTGGGTAGCTCCTCCGCTGCTTCCGCAGCGATGGCGACGCTTGTCTCTGCATCAGCGCCGAGGGTCACGAAAGAAACCTCCCGCAGAGCGGAGGCTTTGACGATGCGGACCGGACCCATATGGGTCTGCCCGTTGACGGTGGTGACGGCGTCGGCGTCAACCTTCTGGTGGCGACGCACGTCGGCCCCGACGCTCGCCTGCCAGGCATAGCCGCGTTCGGCCAGCTGCAGCACCTGGCGGGCGACGTCAGAGTCGGCCAGGATCTCGCCCTCGACGATCAGCTTCCCAGCTTCCACGCGGACCGAATCGGTCTGCCCCAGGATGCTGCCGAGGGTGTAGTCATGGCCGAGCACGATGGGCAGACGCTGCTTGAACTGCATGCCGGCCAGGTCGATGACGACCGGCTCCCGGGACCAGCCCTGGCGAATCTGGGATCCCGTGTACGCCTCGATCGTGAACCGGCGTGGCGACGCTGCAGCCTCGCCTTCGGCGGCCTGGAGAAACGTCACGGACGTGTCGAGCTTGATCGTGTTCACAGGAACTCCACCAGTTCGTGGTCGTCGTCGTCCCAGTCGAAGTCGCTCATGCGTCCACCTCGTCGAGAGGCTGCATGGGCTGCGACCCGGGCTGCTGGATCTCCAGCCCCAGTTCCCGCATCAGCCCGCGCTCGGCGGCGATCTGCCGAAGCTCGACGTCCCACTGCTTGCCGGCCTTGGCGTACTCAGCAGCCAGCGTGGTCGTCAGCGTGCGGAGCCGCGTCTCGGTGGCGTTGGCTTCCTTGGCCGGATCGACGTGGTCCTTGCCGTCCCAGACCCAAGCCCAGTTCCACTCGCTGAACGGCGGCAGGGCCTCGGGCAGCACGCCGGCAAGCGACGCTTCGTTCACCCAGGCCGACAGCACCCGGTCGAGCATCACCCGCTCGAGCTGGTCCCGCTCCACCCGCTGCGTCATCGCATAGACCTGGTGGTCCATGCGGCCCGAAGCGTAGTTGTAAGACGACGAATCCAGGGCGGCGACGTTGTATGGCAGTTGCAGGCAGCGTGAGATCTCGTTGACGATCTCCCGCTTGAACATCGCGTAGGTGCTGGTCGGCTGCTCGGCCTTGAGCTGCGACACGTTCCAGCCCTCGGGCAGCGTCACGAGCGACCGCTTCTCGATCTCCATCTCGGCGAACGCCTCGACCTCGTCCACCTCGGCCGCCGGGCTGTTGCTGTGGATGAACGCTGCGAAGTCCGCCGCCGTCTCGGCTGCCGCAAT